TAGCGTCCGGCATCGCCGTTGTGAATGTAATCGTGTAGTCGCCAGTTCCGTTTTTAAGCACGCTGGAGACGTTTCCGCTGGCGCGGATTTTGACGTTAGCTCCGTTGGCGGACGCTCCGGTATCGCTTTCATTGCGCGTTCCATCAAAATTCACCCACGCCCTGCACGCATAGATCGGCGCCGCGTTGTCCGCATTGATCGCCTTCTTGATCTCACCGTCATTGGCGGCCAGCGAGAGCTTGGCGTTGGTCACCGCATCATCCGCAATCTTCGCCGTCTCCACGGCATTGCTGGCCAGTTTTGCGGCGGTTACGTTTGAATCCGCAATCTTTGCGGCAGTCACGTTGCCGTCTAAAATCTTCGCCGTGGTAATTTCGTCGTTCGCTACAACCACAGTCGGCGCAGCCGCCGAGTTAAGTTTCGCCGGCGTCACGGTCTCGCCGCTTGTCCATGTGTATCCTGCTGTTACGGTTGCCATAATTATTCTCCTTAGTTGTTAAGCTGCATTCCTTGTCTCAGTCGGCGGAAGACTGGGGCCGGCCGCCTCGACGCTCACGTTGCGGATCTCAGGCCGGTTGGCCGTGGTTTCAAATTGTAGCTCGCAGTAGTGCGCTTTGGCGCGGATCGGCTGCTTGAGCGTGTAGTCTTCGCTCAAGCCCGAGGTGTTCGTCTGGCCCGGCACTAAGACAATCTCGTTATCGGGGTTGATTGTGATGGCTTTGACCGTGACGCTGGCGGTATCCGGCAGCACCACGTCGGCGAGGCTGCGGACGAAGCGTTTGGTGCTCATGCTGCCGAGGCCGTAGCGGCGGGTGCGGATCTTGCCGGCAACGACACCGACTCCGCTGCCGCTCGGCTCGTCGTCCGTCCCATCGGCCTTCTCATCGAGCAGGTAGAGCTTGCCGGTGCGGCGGACGTTGAAGGTGCGGCGGACGTTCTGGTAGGTGCCCACCACCAGCGCATCCACTCCGATGCCGTATCGGTCGCGGCTTTCCCACTGGTCATTAAGGGCGCTCCAGATGACCACCAGATCATTGGTGTCGTCTGTCGCGTCCAAGGTGGGGACCGCGAGGATGTAGCGGTTGCTGTGCCAGATGCCAAAGGCCCGCTGGACCTTGCTCTGGTCGATCCGCTCAAAGAGGTCGGCCACCGGATCACTCAGCGGCTTGGTGTCGCCGCGCAGTTTGAGGTCGAGCTGGGTGTCGAGGCGGTAGACACCGGCGTCTGAAAGGAAGAAGACGTAGCGCCCCGCCGTGACAATACTGTTGCGCGCCGAGCATCCGATCTCATCGGTGACGAGTTCCAGCTTGGCCACCGCCGTATCAATGGCGAAGTCGCTGCCGTCTGTGCTCGGGAATTGCGCCAGCGTGGCCAGCCAGATGCTCTTGCGGGTGAAGACGAGCGCAGACCCTTCCACCCAAGGATGCACGGCAACGATATAATCTCCGCCACCGGCGCCGGTGCGGAAGGATTGCCAATACGGATCGTAGAGGTCCGCATCCAAGTAGTCCGACAGCGCCACTTGGTCGCGGCCATCCGGGATGATCAGGCGGTTCTGGATGTAGCTGGCCCATCCGACCGAGCGCATACGCTTGTAGGTCGGCCCTTCGGCGGGCACGCCGGCCGCAGCGCGGACGAAGCTGCCGGTGCCGGTCCAGTAAAGCGGCGGCTTCACGCGGCGGACACGAATGTCGGCCACGGCATGCGCCGCAGTGCCGGTCGGGACGGTGATCTCGAAAGAGTTAGTGTTGAGGTTGGTCCCGAGCACGCGGAACTCATGGCCGTCGAAGGCTGGTGTCGTGCTGCCCTCGACGCGCACCGTTGCGCCCTCGGGGTAGCCGTGGGCGTTCACGTTCACCGTGGCCGTTGTCCCGCTCACCGCGATGCCGGTGCTGTTGGTCAGCTTTTGGACATAGTTGCCGGTCAGCGCCGCCTCGCGGAGCACATAAAGCCGGTCGTAAGCCTGCACTACTGAGACCGTGTCGGTTGGGTCAATGGTCTCGTCCGGTGTGCTGGGATAGCCCACCGTGACCACCGTGTCGGTCGGCGAGGCGTTGCGCCACAGGTAGGCGTTGTCGGGTCCGGCCATGACGATGTATTCGTTGGCGTTCTCGTAGTTGCGGCTGGCAAAGACGCCCGCGGCAAAGATGCCGCCGCTGTAGGTCGTCTTGACCAGCGGTCCCTTGTTGGCGATCAGCGTGCCGGTGGCGTTGGCAGTCGGCGTGCCGGTCATGGTGTAGTCGAAGGTGCTGCCGCTGGCGTTGCTGATGACGAAGTCGCCGTTGTATTTGCTGGCGTCCACTCCGGTTGCCCCGCGGATGTTGACCGTAGGCGTGCCGGTGTAGCCATGCGCGGCGGCCGTGGTTACGGTCGCGGTGGCGCCGCTGAAGGTGATCGTGCTGATGGCCTTGTCCGCCGCCAAGTCGAAGGACAGCGTCATCGGCTCGTCCGCCGTTGAGATGGCATCGGCCAGCCGCTTGGCGCCCTTGCGGGTCGTCGCCACTCCACGGTCTAGCCGCATGTTCACGCTGTCCTGCAACATGCCGGCGGGCAGCGTCACGGGATTCAAGCGGCTGGCGAAGCCGATGAAGCCGGCGTCGCCGTCGCGTAGGACTGGACTTTCGAGGGGCATTACTTGCTGGTTAGGACGTAGCTAAGGGTTTTCGCGTTGTTGCGCTTCATCTCCGACTCAACGAGCGTGATAAAGGCCGGCCATTGGGCGGGCGGCAGGACAGAACATCCTTCGCTGCCTGGCCCTCTGGTGGCGGGGCCGCCTCGATGCACGTTGATGCCAAACCAGCCGGTCTCTTCCTTGTCGTCGCGGACAACGGTGACCGGAGCTGCCTGGACCAGAGCGCGGTAAGGGTTCCCGCGCCGAATGCCATGAAGTCCGAGTTTGTATTTCCAGACTCCTGGCTTGAGGGCGGCATATGGCTTGTTGAGTTTGGGGTTCTTTCCGTAGCGGTCGGGATCGACCGAGGCATTGAAGGTGGCATGCACATCGCCGCCGCTGCTGATGAGGATGAGGGCATCGTCGTAGATGCCGCGCGAGTTGCCGGGCTTCTTGTCGAGCTTGCTGTAGTAGCCACGCACACCGACCAGCACGACAGGATCGCTGACCTTGTGCTGCCGCAGCAGCTCCGAGGTCGCTTCCTTCTTTTGCTTGGGGCGTGCGGCAGGGATCACTTGCTTGGGTTATCAACGATGCTAATTCCGGCTGGCCAATTCAGCGGCAGCAGCCTCCACGGTCACGGGGCCGACGTAGCCGTCCAACTTGAGGTGCTGGCCACGGCCGTGCGTGTTGAGCAGGGCTTGGATTTGCGTGCCGTAATCTTTGATGACGTTGGCTGGCAGCTTTGTGACGATCACGTCAAGGATGCCCCAGATGATGCCGGCGAGAATGGCTTCGTTGAGGCCGAGGGCGCGAAGGTCAAGGCCGCTCTTGGTGGCCAGATAGGTGAGGGCGGCAGCGGCGGCGGCGGTAACAGCCTTTTGCAGCAGCGGGCCGCCACGCGAAAGCAGCAGGCGGACGAGTTGTTTCTCAATAAAGGTTTTCATTCCGGTTTTCTCCACTCCTTGTAGCTGTTGATCAGGTTCCCCACGTTCGGGACGTAGGTGATCATAATTTTGACGCTGCCCCAGTCGCCCGGCTCCGCGCTGGCCGTCTTGACCGGCGGCAGCGGAAGGCTCACGCAGCCACCAAGGATGAGTGCGATGGCCAAGCCGAAGGCGAACTGGGGGCGGCACCGCATTAGAGTCGGGCGTTGTTGTCCTTGGCCTGCACTAAGCCCCAGCCCGCGAGGATGCTGGTGATGATGAGCGCCAGATCAGGGATCTGCTCGGTTTGCAGGTATTCCTTCCCGCCGGTCGCAATAGCGATGAGCATGGTGAGGATGCCGATGGTCGTAGTTTTCCAGTTGCGCATGGTTATTTCTCTTTCTGTTTTCTGCGGAGGTCGTGAAGGACCGAAATTAAGGTGACCACACCGACCGCCAGGCCGACACATAGGCCGGCGACTCGGAGGTAGACTTCAAGCTGCGAGACCAGCGAGACGGCGGCGCTGCCGATACTGGCGAACGTGCCCAGGGCACCGCGCTCGACCGTGCTCATTTGGCTATGCAGCAGGCTCATGGCTACTTCCGGTAGGCGATGACGGTCCCGCTGTGCAGCTTGATCGCGCTGAAGAAGCCGTCGATTGTCGTGCCGGCCTTGATCGTGTGCGCGGAGGCTGACGAGGCATTGGCGGCTCCAGTCAGATTGCCGGTAAGCACCTCAAATTTGGCGTCAGTCATCACGTCGATGCTGACGAAGTCAGCGTTGACTTGTGTAGTATCGGCGATGCTGACGGCGCCGGACGTGCGGTTCGTAATGCGTGAATTAGGGAAGCCCATATGTTTTAGTAGTTGATTAGTATTGGTTGACGCGGGCCGTCCACATGCTGGGCTGCCCTTGTTGGAAATAGTATTTGTCCCGCTGGGCGATGAGTTCGGCCTCTGCGAGCTGTTCCATGGCCAGAGCTTTATCAAGCTGTCCGTCTTCGGTTTGCAGATCGCCAGCGAGCATCAAGCCGACAGCTTTTGCGATGACGCTTGGCACAGTCGCCGAGAGGTTGCTGACGCTGTATTCGGTCGGGCGGATGCGGTAGCGGACCCACACACTGGTCGGCAAGTCGCTGTCTTCGGGGAATCTGATGTTGTCTCCGAGCAGCGTGTAGCCGATCTCTCTCGGGTAGACGTTAGTTGCCGGATTGTCCCTCATGACAGAAAAGACCTCGCCCATGGCGGTCTGGCCGCTCTGCTCGTAGGGGATGAAGTAGCCGGTCGTGTCGTTGCCTTCGACGGTGCGGCTTTCAACGCGCATAAGCTCCGGCCAATCGGCCCACTCCCAGCAGTCGGCGATGCGTTCGTTAGCGGCGGCAACGAGCATGGTGCGGGCGCCGGATGGAATATTTGCCACATCGCTGGCGTCGTTGCCGACACGTTGCCAGGCGCGGAGGAGGATGGACTGGAGAGTTACGGTTCTCATGGTGCTGCCAAAATTGCCAAAGC